ATGTAGCAAGTGCTACATCTCTCTGCATACCTTCTGCATCGTTTGCCTTGAAATACTGAAGCACCTGAAGGTTCTCAAGATTTGTAGCAACAGCAGAATGCATGATGACCATCTTAAAGATGTTCTTATTAGCTCCAGCTGCCTTCTGAATAGCAGTGTTGAGTGTTGTAGCACCAACTACCTGATCAGCAGCAGAAGCTTCAGCTGTAATATCAAGAGTATGATCGGTATTAAAGTTGTTTGTTGATACGCCAAAAATACCCTTAAGAATTGAAAGAATGATTGACTGCTGATTGTCATCCCAGTAACTTGATACCTGAGCAGCGATCTCGCTCATGAAATCCTTACCAGTAATATCGAATGTGAAATCCTTTTCCTTCCAAGCATGTGAACGTCCAACGACGATCATTGACTGGAGATATGTTTCGAGTGAATCAGCTGTGATGTTTGTGTTGCCATCATAGTTATCAGCTGTACCACCAAGAAGACCGGTCATTGGAATAGAAATATAGTTGCCGCCTGTCTGTTCTGAGAGCATTGTCTTCAGATCAGATCTGTTTCTGAGAATACCAGCCTTAAGGAAAGCGTTCTGCTTTACCTTTGGGACTGTCTCAACGTACTTGCCGAATACTTCAGAATTGAAGTTCTTCTTATCAAAAACGCCCATAAATTAACTTTCTCCTTTCAACCATGAAACGACTTCAACAGCAGTAGGATGATCATTAGCATAAGCCATTTTATCAGCCAATGACATTTCGCTGAACATTGACGGATTATTCTGCGTAGGTGGCTCGGGTGTAGAAGCACCGACTTCTCCCTGCTTCACAATAAAGTCTGACCATTCAGACTGAATGTTTGCTTTAAGAGTTTCGGCGTCTTTTACCTTGCCTTCAGCATCGAAAGTGATCTTTGAAAGATCTGTCACTTTAAGAATCGCATCGAGACGTTTCTCAGATACGCCAGATTCAATAAGAAGCTGTCTATAAGCAACTTCAGCATTTCGCTGAGTCTCTCGTGCTTCTACGTCTGACTTGTATTTGTTATACTCAGCCAGAAGTTCATCGTACTTGCTACTATCGTTTTCTGAAATTTTTTTATTAAGTGAATCAATCGTCGACTGCAGCTCAGGTAACTTTTCAGCGTCAGCCTTATACTGATCTCGCTCCGATTTGATTGCATCCATCGTGTCAACGTGAGCTGTGATTATTTCATCAATCTTATCAGCTTCGATCCCGAGGGCTGCTAAAAATTTGCGTGTAAGTGCCATAATTACGATCTCCTTTACTTCGGTGACAATGCATTGTCATTAGATTATATTCTTATTATAACACATATTCATGAATATGTAAACTATTGTTATAAAAATATAAACATGTGTTTATGCGTTCTTCATTGATTCTTCAATGAGTTTCTTGTATTTCTGCGTATGATTGGCCGCAGCGTTCTTCAAGAAATGATGTGCAGGCACTCCATTCACCGTTCCCAGTTCCTGGAATGGAGCATATTCGACATTCGTGCCAATATAGACAGCATTCTTCTCAGTCTGACCCGTAGTGTCAGTATACTCCTTACCTTCAGAGTCCTTATAAGAATATGTACCATAGTGCTTGCTCATAGCGTACGTTATGCTGTTACGTAATCGGCCGGTGTCTACCGGACAACCACGTTTTGCATAGTCTTCGGCAGCCATACCGATAGCGACTAATGCGCGCTCAAGCGCATCGTCGCACGCTTCTAAGACTTCATCGAGATGACTTGTCATTTGAACGTCTGCCATAGTGATCACTCCTTCTCGTAGTATTGACAATCAGCATTATCGAATAATACTTCATGCGGCTTATCGTTTCCTTCAGGCATACCGATATACTTCTCACACGTAGCTCTTGTTACACCGATATAGCGTACTTTGCTACCGATCTCTAAAATTGTCTTGTCTCTGTATTTGCAATCTTTGCACATTATCTCATTCGGATTTGGAGAACTCGTCTTTATTGGTGTAAACATAATATTAACCTCCATCAATTCTTATGTCGTGTTTTACCATTATTATATGTATCTTCATCGCCATATTTGAAATAGTCTGGCTGATTTACGATGTCCATCTTGACTTTGATCTTACTACCTTCTTTTTCTATTCCTGTGATTTTATATGTGGTTCCTCGCTGAATGATGATCTCTGCTTCGCTGCCAGTAGAATAATATTCTTGTCCAACCTTATACAGCTTTGCACTTTTGCCAACCGTATTACCAAAATATGATTGCGGTTCGGCGTAAATGCCATGTGTACCTTTTGGTGCATAGATCTCATATATAATGTGATCGTCAAAACCTGAATCTTGTGCGATTGCCGTTGAAGTGAACGCATGATTTTGGAATTCCTGACCAACAAACGCTTTCTTCATTTGCTCGATGTCACCAGATTTGATTATCTCATTTGCGTCATCGAATGAGAAAATATCACCTTCAATGAGACCAGCCAAGCCTCCTTTATCTGAAGCTCGTACCAGCACCATGCTCTCTTGTATCTCAGACTTTTGAATCGCATTCGTACAGTCTGTGATAACCTTATGATATGTGACATGCCCATTTTCGCCGAACTTATGAAACGCTTTAGGAAGATCTCGCCAACTGTTTTCGTGGTTCCAGTCTGTATTCTCCATGCCAATGAACGATGACCTATACCAATCATCATGATAGCCTGAAAGCGATTTATTCATCGGATTTGAGTTATGAGTATATTCCCAAATAGAATACTTTTCACTCTTACTCAAATTGTCCCAAATACTGTCAAGATATGGTCTAAGGGCTTTATCTGCATCAGATCTGTCATAATAGAACATCGCATTTTCTTTGGCTTCAGTTGTATACATTTCAGGTAAAAATTTCGCGTTCTTAGTTGCGTCTTTCACCAAAGAATGAATCTGCTTATCTAATGCGTGATACTCATTATAAAGCTTTTCATATTCTTTTCCAGCTTTCTCAAACTCATCGAGTTCTTGTAATTTACTCTCAAAAAATTTGATCTTTTCTTCTGAGTCAGGCAGGTCATATGTCTTGTACTTATCCAACTGTTCTTCAAAATATTGCTTTTTGAGAGCAATTTTGTCTTTCTTCATTGGATAATCTGAAGCGGTTACCGGATCTTTCCAAATGTTTTCAAAGAAATTATCTTCATCAAGCTTCTCAAGCTGTTCAGCCATTGCGAGAAGCTGCTGAGCTGGATTTGAGGCTTCATATTCCATAAGTATCGCATTGACTTTTGCAGTTGTCACTGGATCTAAATCATTATTGACATAATCGAGCCACAGCTGACCTGGTGCACCTTCTGCTTTTAAAACGTGATGTAATGCAGCAGAAAGCTCTTCATTGACAAGCTTAAGTTCTTTCTTAATCGCATTGATCTTATATCCTTGATATTTCTCATGAACATCTTGAATGTTTGCTTTCGGCACAAATCCAGTCACCCATGAACCAAGAGTGCATCGGCAATTGTATATCTCGTGCGGTAAATTCACGCTCCAATCGCCTGGAAACATCAATCCATTGCTGAATTTCTCACCATTATTGACTAATTCACCGTGCTGAGCCATGTGGCTTGGTCGCGTTCTGGAGTCGTTTGTAGCGATCCAACGCTTTTTGAATATAATTCCACTAGCTTCTGCTCGGTTCATTCCAGATTGTCTCCCAGAATTCTCAGCAGCAGTTACCATCGTTCTCGCATTTCTTATCGCAGCTTTCTCATTGCTCTCACATACAGCGACTGCTAGTTTATCAGCGATCTCCTTCATGTTTGAGCCCTGAAGTATACCCTGCATTACGACAGAGTTGACTTTCTTCGCATTCCAAGCAATGTCTTTGATCGCATCGATGTCTTTTGGTGGAGGAAGCATGATGTCTTCTTGGCCCTCAAGGTTCTTGACAGTATCAGCATTGACAAGCTCAAATGAATAACCTTCAACAGGCGAATTCTCGATGACCTCAGCAATACTATTGAAGTTTACCGCATAGATCTGCGGAACCTTGCCATTGATGTAGTCCAGCGCTGTCTTATTCACATTCAGGAGCTCTTTCGTGATCTGATCAACGAGATTGTGCCAATGTTCGCCGTACATTATCTTATTGTGTCGCCATTGGTTATACTCTTCCTGAGACAGCGTACCGTCTTCGACTTGCTTGGCTTTGATCTTGTCCATTTTGAAGAACTTTTCGAAATACGCTTCTGACTTCGCTTTTATTTCTTTCTGTGCTGCTTTGAATTCTGCTCTGAGATGATTCTCGATCTCGATTAACTCTTCATCAGTCCAGCTGTCCGCCGACATTGTCATCACCGCCATTATTGTTTACTGGTTTATCAACGACACGGTCTATCTCTTCCTTTTCTTTATTCTTCAGAATGAATGGAATTTCGTCAGGTGATAAGAATGGTAAGTGCTTAAGAATTGTCTCATCATCAAGATACTGCGCAGCAGCAATGACCATCGTAGTCTCTTCTGTCTCATTAGCAAGACGGTTACGCTTATAAGTTGGATCGTCATCCACACCAATAAGCGTGAGAATTCCCTGAATGAACTGATTGAGACAATATTCAAACTCATCGCACTTGTCATCGAGTCTCTGATATGCGGCTCTGATCGCTGTGGCCGTAACATTACCCGAAGCAATGGAATTGACATTGAGAGCCTGAGCATCTCTGTACATGTCATTCTCAAGACGATTGAGATATGCTTCACGACCAGCATAAGGCACATCGAGCGTATGAGCTTCAGCACGAGCACCGCCATCTCCATCAACGACGGCCGCTTTGAGCGTCATGAGTCTTTCTTTAAATTCGGCGAGATCGATGTCGTCCATACCTCCGCAATTCTCAAGTGTCCAATAGATCATAGACGCTTCGTCTAAGTCATTTGCACATCCAGATTTGATGAGATCGTAGCAGTCGATACTCTGCTTAAGACCAATCAGCTGTGACTGTCTCTTCTTGTTTCCCCATAACGGTACGATTGGGAATGACGGATAATTTGCACCATCGTAGAATTCGGTACCGTCGACCTCAGTGTGCTTCGTCTTGAACTTATACGGACGTTTTGGAACGTATACCGACGTAGTTCCATTCTTCCTGATGATCTCAGTGATACCGTCTTCTTCGTAAAGAGTTGCTCTGAGCGGCATATCCTTTCTGATCTGCCAGAAACGGATACCTGCACGCAGCGCACCAGTCTCCTCATCGTAGAATGGTACGAATTCTTTTGCTGAGAACACGTCTACGTGATCGAGATTGAAGAATCCATACGCTACGCCAGCAATAAGCGCTTTCTTTGCGATGTCAACAAGCTGGTCATCGAACTTCTTTGTCTTGGTACCGAGTTTCTTCTTAAGGCCCGAATTGTTGAACGTTACGCCGTTACCAAGTAAATACTGCACTTCCTGCGTGTTGAATATGTCGAAGAAATTCGACGCACATTTGTGGTTCGGTGAGATCTTATCTGGAATCGCTTCACCTGTTACCTTATACAGTATCTTCTGATAGAGCGTTATTGTCGTGTTCTTCCATTCTGAATACGCTTCGCCTTCAAGCGCCCAATGATAGAGATTCGATCCCTGATAGTCTTCTATCGCAGAGATCACGAATTCTGGATCTGAGTTATTTGCAACTAACTCCTGGTAAGTTTTCATGCACATTTCTCCTTTTAAATTAAAAAGTGTTTCTCGGCCGTTGCACATCCTGCACGGACCTTCTTCTTCATTACATCCTGAGTACCATACCGTATTGCGTCTATGTGATGATTGAACGTATCGATCGGCTCATTGATGTATTCATTTGTTTTCTTATCCTTCACCCAAGTATAGTTGTCGAATTCCTCGATTGTCTTAGTGCAACGCTCGTCGATGATGATCTCATACCGCTGTATTCTGTCTATGCCGTTCTTAATAGAATCCTTGCCTTTTGCTGCGGGCTTGATTCTCTTAATACCAGCACGGCGTATCTCAGCGATACTCTTAGGCTCTGCGCTGTCGGCGATGATTACTTCTTTGGACAGTCCAAGCGATTGCAGCGTACGCGCTATCACATCATTGGTCATGCCCCTTTTATCGTATTCGCCAACAATAAACAAGCGCTTGTTTGCGTTATCTACGTAGCCCCAATTGATCGCTGTCGGGTCATTCGTATAACCGAAGTCCATTCCTGACCAGTATAATAGTCCTTCTGTTTCAGCCGGGCTTATCAGTCTGACTGTCTTAATCGGGAATACGAGTTTATCGAGCGTAGCGAATTCACCAAGTACATATATCTTATAGTATGCGGGGTTCCTCATCTCAAGATCTTTCAGCGATTTGATGTACTCATCAGGCAGATACTTGTTGTCTGTATACAGTGTATGCAGTATCATCGTATCTTCTGGAGTACCATGAGCAAAGAAGTACTCATAGACCCAATTCGCTTTTGACACTGGATTGAACATGAGATGAATCTGGTTAAACGGTTCTTTCGATCGTAATCGTAAGTTTAGCTGCGTGAAGTCATCTAACGTGAGCTCCGTGGCTTCCTCTATGACGATGTCGGTGATACCTTGAATAGACTTGATCTTTTCTGGGTCATCTAAGCCTTTGAATAATAGTATGCTGCCATTGATCAGCGTTATTGTCATTTCTGATTTGTTTGCTGCGAGTACTGTCTGAGGCATTGCTGATAACACGGCCATGAATAAATCCCAAATAGATGATTTGATCGTAGCTCCGACTTTTCTGATTATGAGCATCTTACGCTTCATGCGAAGTGCTTTAATGATCATCTTCTGTACGACGAAATGAGATTTGCCTGAACCTGCTCCGCCATAGAATACATTTATACGCGTGTGATAGTTTCTGAGCTGCGGCAGATATGCTGGTAGTACCCACTTATCAATGCCTTTGATCTTAATCGCCATCAATATCACCCAGGTCTATAGTTACGCTCGTCTGCTCGATCTTCTCGACTGGTTTCTGGCCGATCGTGTCTCTCAGTGTCTCGAAAGCTTTCACGTTTCCAAGTAAAGCCTGCTGCACGAGAGCGAGCGATACTTTGTTCTGTGTATCACCATCGGATAAGATTGCGAGCAGCTCTTCACGGAGAGTTTTTCTACGTCGTCTTGACTCTGCAGAAGCCTTCGCTCCAGCACGAGCAAATTCTCGCTGCTGTTCAACTGTCCAGTCACTCATCTTCACCAAATTCTGTGGATTACCTCTTGGCATAGTTAATCACTCCCTTTCATACTCTTATTATACACTAAAGTTACGAAAATGTAAACCTTGACAAAATGACAGGCCGTGCTCAATTACTCAATCTTTTTCTCTATATTATATATATTTATCCGACTGCAACTTTTTTCATTTTGTTTATGAAAGTATAAATATTTGTTCATGCATTAAATCAAATATTCTATAAATAGAGAAAAAGATTGAGTGATTGAGTACCGAAGTAAAAAAGTCGAATAAAAATATAAACACACTTATGCACATTCAACAGTTTTTTATAAAAATATAAACAACGTGTGTTTATTGATTTTACATTTTTTCCGACGTCTCTGTGACTGTTACATATAATTTTCTGCATTTTTTTGCCGAGGGTACTCAATCTTTTTTTGAAAGATTGAGTACTGTTAAGTACTGTTAAGTATTTGTTCGATAATTGTTCGAAACAGCCTGTCATTTTGTCAAGCGAAATGCGCACTTGCGCATTTTTGTTCGAAAGCTGTTCGAAAAAGATTGAGTACTGTTAAGTACTGTTAAGTATTTGTTAAGTACCCCCTGTACTTTTATTCATATTTTTGACATACCCCCTAATAGTCGTCGAATTTTTTGTATAATGACAATTCTAAAATTTTCGTAGTTTTTTTATAAAAAAATAAACATCGAACACGCATTGTGCGTTTTGCCAATGTCAAGTGTGAATTTGCGTATACTATTATATCTCGAAAAAACATGAAAATTTTTTTATTTTTTTATAAAAAACTATTTACATTTTCATGAACATGTGTTATAATAAGAATGTAACCAGAGAGGTTACACCACACATAATGACAGCTTACTTGGAGGTAACTATTATGAAAAATCAGACTTTTGGAATTGAAATTGAAACAACAGGCCTTAGCAGAAAGACAGTCGCAGAGATCATTGCAAAGCACTATGGCACAGATGCTTACTACATCGGTACATACTATGATACATACGGCGCTAAGACAACTGACGGACGCGAATGGAAGTGCATGAAGGATTCATCTATCATCAACACTGGTTCTGGTGTATGTGAGATCGTATCACCAATCCTCACTTACAGCGACATGGAAGATCTTCAGCAGATCGTAAGAGACGTAAGAGAAGCAGGTGCAAAGTCATCACCAAGATTTAAGTGCGGTATCCACATTCACATTGGTGCTCAGAATCACACAGTACAGTCACTCAAGAACCTCGTAAACTTCATGAGCAGCTACCAGGACATCATTTATAAGGCAGTAAAGGTCGATCCTTACCATGAAAGTTACTGCAAGAAGCTTTCAAGTGTACTCATCGATAAGTTCAACGAAAGAGGACTTGATTCGATCGCAAAGTGTGAGACAGCTTGGTACGGTAAAGGCAATGAAGCTTATCAGAAGAGCCAGCACTACTCAAACACAAGATACTACGGATTAAATCTTCACAGCGTATTTACCAAGGGCACAGTTGAATTCAGACTTTTCAATGGTACATTTCACGCTGGTGAGATCAGATCTTATATCGTTCTTTGCTTAGCAATGTCACAGTTCGCACTCGATAAGAAGAGCGTAAGAAGAAGCAAGAAGAACAACCTCAATGACAAGTACGCAATGTATAACATGCTCTGGTCCATCGGAGTTGTCGGTGACGAATTCAAAAACTGCAGAGAACATCTCATGAAGCACCTTTCAGGCAGCCTCAAGACAACAGAAAGAAGAGTTGATTAAAAGCAAATGTCTTAGACGCACCCAGTAAATCCTGGATGCGTCTGAGATATTAACATTAATATTAAGTATCATAATAGTAACACTACGGAGGTAATCATATGAAATGTGAAATATGCGGTAAAGAGATCAAAGAGAGCAGCTATTACGACGGAATACTTTGCAGCGACAGCAATTGCTTTCATACTTGGTTCTGGAAGAATACTCTTGATGATGAAGCGATAATCATCGATCAGAATTGTTATCACGCTGCACCTGAGCACGATAACTCAGGTTTCAGAGGTTTTGGCGGCAGACGCTTTAAGATCAGAATGCTTAGCGGAAAAACAATCGAAACAACTAATCTTTGGCACCAGGGACGTATACCTGATGAATTTTACAGAAGCGATAATGCAGAATTTTTGGAGGTCAAAGATGAAAAATGATGAAACGTACGAAGAGTATATGAATCGTAAGTTATCAGAATCGGTACAGTATAAACCGAAAGAAGAATTGTCAAAGTACTATGACTATGAGGTTGAAAAAGAGAAGCCTAAAGAGAAGATGGATTGGTCTGAGGTTGCTCTTGTGATTTTTATAGATGCCACAGTCATTGGTGTAATTGTATTTGTTTTATATGAATTATTTTTTGGAGGAAAATGATATGAAAAACTATATAGCTTATGGAAGTAATCTCAACATTAAACAGATGAAGTACCGTTGCCCGAATGCAGAGATCGTATGCGTTGGTCTCATCGAAGATCATCGCTTAGCATTTAAGGGCAGCAGAAGTGGTAACTATCTTACGATCGAACCCGCAAAAAATTATACGGTTCCAGTAGCAGTTTGGAGCATATCTGATCAGGACGAGATCAACCTCGACATGTACGAAGGTTTTCCAACATTTTACCGCAAAGAGACGATCACAGTGAAAACACCTGGATTCACTGAATGTGAAGTCACAGGTGTGGTCTATATAATGAATGGATGTAAATATGGTCAGCCTTCAGATTCTTATATGAAAACTTGCGTTGAAGGTTACAACGCATTTGGATTCAGTCTGAGAGCACTCAGAGACGCAGTCGATTATAGCGTAGAAAGATAAAAAACTATTTACATTTTCGTAAACATGTGTTATAATAAAGAGGTAGTCAGTATGAAGAGATTCGATCAAGAACAAAAAAGACAAATACGCAAGATGTATGAATGTGGCACGTCACTCCAGAATCTTCAGAAAACGTTTAGATGCGCATATAGTACAGTATACTATATTACTCATCCGATAGCATACGATCGTCATGTGGAGTACGTGAAATATGTACGAGAGACTTATGGAGATTTACCGCGTAAAAGACGAACATGATTTTTGGATGCTGCTGCTGATTTATCAGAACAAAGCGCAGCTGATATTCCCTAACGATGGTGTATATGAAGGCATTGATATTTTTGAAAGTACCTCCAAGTACAGACTATATGAATACTTCAATGCCTTCAGTACCATAAATTTACTGATGACGTTTCATCCAGATTTTACGTTGTCAGACAAAGAAGTATTTTTGAGTCAGTTTAGAAAGGTTGAGAGAATATGCTGAGATTGGGTTTACTAATTTTATTTATGATCGCAGTGACAGATGCATTCATGTATGTCGCATTTTGTGAGAACCGTGAAAGACTGTCAGCGACCAAGCGAAAGATCAGAATCAGAGAAAAGCTCAGTAAGATGCCAGACTGGGCAAGACAAGAGTACATTGATAATTTTGCAGACAGCGTAAGAAAGCACATTGAGGAGAAATGAGAAATGAAGCCAACAATGGAACAGATCATGAAAGACATCAATAGTCTCCAAGAGACGGTGAAAGCATATGACGCTGCCGAAAAGCAACGCGAATCAGATGAAGGTAAGAGAATATTGTCAGACCGGCTTGCATATCTTACGTATGAGATCAGACGTAAGTATAAGCTGACATCAGGATATTTTTTCGTAGCTGAATGTGCAGCACAGAAGAAATATGAAAAAGAGTACGAAAAGGAGGAACAATTATGACAGATACAGAATTCATAACTAACATCATCACAGAAATCTGTGAATATGCAGTTAAGAACGACATGGAGCCTGATGACACTTTGAGAACACTGGCTGATAATATTTTGATGTTGCTTGAAATATCGAGTTTTAATAACTTTAAGGACTGGGAAAACGCAGAAGAATTTGATGATTGCAAACATGATCTCTCTCCGAGTGGAGAGAGTGGATTGAAATAAATAAATGAAACGGAGAATTGCTAATGAAAGAATGTAAATCATATGATGCACTCGATCAGACGTGCAAAGATTGCCAAATCAATAATATGTTTGATCACAATTCGTGCTACAGACCAAAGATCGAAGGCGTAGAACATCCTAATCACTATCAGAACAATGGCAGATTAGAGTGTATCGAAGAAATGAAGATCCTTTTTGGCACAGAAGCCGTGATCACCTTTTGTAAGCTCAATGCTTATAAGTACTATTACCGAGCAGGCAACAAGAAAGGTGAAAGTGAAGAAAAAGACAAAGAGAAAGCAATGTGGTACATGAAAAAAGTAGCGGAGTTGATGAAAGATGAGCAAAAGAAAATTTGAAGTAACGATTGAAACAGAACACGTTGATGACTATCGCGTGAATGAAGCTGAGAAGCTCTTTGAGATCATACGTGAGAACATGTCATATCTATACAGAGAGAATGTCGCATTTAGCGTGAAAGAGATCAAGGACGTTTCAGAGTATATTAAAGAGCTTGTACTTATGGAGGAATGAAAATGGATACAGCAGTATTTTACGCATTTATGGCAACAGTGTCGCTTTTGTCGATAGGTTGTATGTTCGCAATATATGCAATACTTAGGCATATTTCTGAAATGGTTCTCGTGATCAAAGAACTCAAGAAAATAGAAAAGCACGCGCACTCAGTTGACAGAATGAATGCAGAGAAAGAAGTATAGTATGAATGATAAGTTTATTGATCTGTTACGTTCAAATGAAGAAATCAATTTGGAACTGGAAGACGAAGCAAATGCA